CCTTGGATATTCTCCGGGGGTCAATTTTATGGATATTTTACCACTTTTTCTCCTCATAAGTTACAGAGAACTAACCATAGATAGCATTCACAGCGGAATTAGTCATGCATAAGCGGTTTCTTTCGATCCTTTCTTGCCGTTAACCGAGCTTCAAAGTTCGTTTTGCAAGCCTGGTGTGATTAGTTTCGCTGTGAATGTTATCTAATTATGGATAACTTTAAGAAAAGGAAGTGAAAACATGAGCAAAAAAGTGAACACTGGGCCTCTTGACACTTCAAAAGCATCACGTTTTGTTCATGCTGAAGCAAAGGAGAACGAATGCATAGCTCTAGCCTACGATTTGGTTGAGCAGAGGCTCAGAGATGGAACCGCCACATCACAGGAAACTACACATTTCCTTAGAATGGGGTCCGCAAAGGAGAGAAGAGAAGCTCTGCTTCTTGAAAAACAGCTTGAACTTATGGAAGCCAAGAAGGAATCGCTTGAGGCTGCTAAGAGGATCGAGGCTTTGTATTCCGAGGCAATTAAAGCCGTTCAATCTTATGGATCTCCCGTCACAATGGGAGGTGATGACCCTCATGCTTAAAAGTTACAATGAACTAATTGAGATTGAGGATTTCGCAGACCGTGTAAAGTATTTGGCTTTGAACGCAAAAGCTTTTGACCAGACTTTTGGCACCCAGAGATATTTGAACCAAAACTTGTATCAGAAGCGTCCAGAGTGGAAAAGAGCCAGACGACAGGCAATTCTTAGAGACAACGGCTGCGATTTAGCTCATCCTGATTTTCAAATACTTGATGAACCAGTCTTCATACATCACATCAATCCAATCACGGTTGAGGATATTTTAAACAATAACCCCATCATCTTTGACCTTAATAATCTGATCACGACAACATACAAAACGCATCAGGCTATCCATTACGGGCATGGCATAGCTCTATTTAAGGACTTACCAGAGCGGCGTCCTAACGATACTTGTCCGTGGAAGGAGTGAATTATATGGAAGAATCCATCTTGACATCAATCAAGCAGCTTCTTGGTATTGAAGAAGATCTTACGGCTTTTGATCTTGACATCATGGTTCACATCAACACCTTCTTCGGAGTTCTAAATCAGCTTGGTGTCGGGGTTAAGGACTTTACCATAGCAGGCAAAGAGGAGGTCTGGTCCGACTTTCTTAAGTACGACTCTGCTATGCTTCACGAGGCTAAGACCTACATCTATTTGCGAGTTCGCCAACTCTTTGATCCGCCTTCGAGCGGCATTGTCATGAACGCCATGCAGGAAACCATCAATGAACTCGCGTGGCGTATGACATCTAAGGTCGAGATCGAACCGCTTCTCGCTGGAGGTGCATGATGCTATCTAACACCGCAACTCCAAAATACTATGGTCTGTTTAGAGACAAGGTCTTGCGAGGAGAGATTCCGATCAATCAGGAAATCTCAATGCAGATGAACCGGATTGACGACCTTATTGCTAATCCTGGAGTTTATTACGACGACGAGGCTGTTGAAGGCTGGGTAAGATTTTGTGAAAACGAGCTCACATTAACCGACGGATCGGATCTTACGCTTCTTGATAGTTTCAAACTCTGGGGAGAGGACCTGTTTGGCTGGTATTACTACGTTGATAGAAGCGTGTTTGAGCCGTATCGTGACAGACCAGGCGGGCACTTCATTATCAAGCGCACATTAAAGAGACTAATAAACAAGCAATACCTTATTGTCGCTCGTGGTGCCGCCAAGTCTATGTATGGTTCCATGATTCAGTCATACTTCTTGACCGTAGATCCGTCAACTACGGAACAGATTACAACCGCTCCTACAATGAGACAGGCTGACGAGATCTTATCACCTCTTCGAACTGCAATTACAAGATCGAGAGGTCCTTGGTTTAAGTTCTTGACAGAAGGATCGCTTCAGAACACCACTGGTTCAAGGGCTAACAGAGTTAAACTTGCATCCACCAAGAAGGGAATACAAAACTTCTTAAACGGTTCACTCCTTGAGGTCAGACCAATGTCGGTAGACAAGCTTCAGGGTAGCAGAGCCAAAATCTTTACAGTAGATGAATGGCTTTCCGGTGACGTAAGAGAAGACGTCATAGGCGCGGCTGAACAGGGTGCTTCTAAAAACGGCGACTACGTGATTGTCGCTATGAGCTCGGAAGGCACAGTTCGAAACAGTGTGGGCGACACAATCAAAATGGAGCTTATGGACATACTCAAGGGTAAGTTCATAAATCCTCACGTCTCAATCTGGTATTACAGACTGGACGACATCAAAGAAGTCGAACAGCCTGAAATGTGGATTAAAGCAAATCCTAATCTTGGCCAGACAATCTCCTATGAAGTATATGAACTTGACAAAGAACGATCTGAGAATGCGCCTGCAACCAGAAACGACATTCTGGCAAAAAGGTTCGGTATTCCTATGGAAGGGTACACATACTTCTTTACTTACGAGCAGACAAAGGTTCATTCAAAGCACGAGTATTGGAATATGCCTTGTGCTTTAGGAGCTGACCTTTCACAGGGCGACGACTTTTGTGCGTTTACATTTCTGTTTCCTTTGCAGGATGAATACTATGGCGTAAAGGTCAGAAGCTATATTACAGAAAGAACCTTTTCTAAATTGCCATCAGCTACCAGAGCAAAGTATGAGTCTTTTATGGCTGAAGGCAGTCTCATCGTCATGAACGGAAGTGTACTTAACATGAAGGAAGTTTACGATGATTTAGACGACTACATAAATTCTGTTAGGTATTCAGTTCTTTGTCTCGGATACGACCCATATAATGCAAGGGAATTTGTAGAGGCGTGGGAGACTGATAACGGCGCCTTTGGTACGGAAAGAGTCATTCAGGGCGCCAAAACAGAGTCTGTACCGTTAGGCGAATTAAGAGATCTGGCGGAAGATAGGAAGCTCCTCTTTGATGAAGAGCTTATGAGCTATTGCATGGGAAACTGTATAACGATGGAAGATACAAATGGAAATAGGAAGCTTCTTAAGAAACGTTACGAGTACAAGATTGATAACGTAGCTGCTCTTATGGATGCTTGGGTTGCATTTAAGCTTCATAGGGAAGCTTTTGAATAGGTGAAAAGTGATGTTATATGAATCTAAATATTATGGAATGGTGCGTCTTGGAGGAACTATTGCTCACCACGGCATCAAAGGTCAAAAGTGGGGAACGAGACGCTGGCAAAATGAAGACGGTTCTTTGACTCCTGCCGGAAGAGAACACTATTACGGCACAAAGTCTTCTGGTCAAAGTGCTAATGGCAGGTCTAACGCAGGTAAAACAATTAAGGTTATCACAAAAGGAACCGGTAAAGCTGTAAAAGCAACTGCTAAAGGCGCAGCGACTGTTGTAAAAGGAACCGGTAAAGCTGTAAAAGCAACCGCTAAAGGCGCAGCGACTGTTGTAAAAGGAACCGGTAAAGCTGTAAAAGCAACTGCTAAAGGCGCAGCGACTGTTGTAAAAGGAACCGGTAAAGCTGTAAAAGTCGCTGGTAAAGCCGCTAAAATTGCTGTTAACGCTTCCGTTGTTGCTACAAAGGGTGCCGTAAAAGCAGTGTCGACTGCCAAAAAAATGCACGACAAACACGTGCAAAATAAGAAAAACAAAAAGCTAGAAAAGACTAATAAGCGTAATCGTGAGATCGTAATGCGCGCTAATATAAGCGAAATCAAGAAACATTCTAGTGAACTTAGCACCAGCGAACTAAATGAAGCTCTTGACAGAGTCGTACTTAAACAGCGACTGAAAGATATAAAAAAGAAAGGTGGCAACTGAAGCGTGTTATATGAATCTAAATACTATACGAAGAGATGAAAGCGCTTATGGATGAAATGGAACCGGAGCCGGAGCGTAAGCGTCGAAGGCGATTAACTGCAAGGAGGTGACTTCCGTTGGGCTACGTTTACTATAATCCAAATCCTGATGGAAAAAGCGTAGGCGATTGCGTGGTAAGGGCGCTGTCTGCAGTATTTAACGATACCTGGGATAACGTATATGCAGACATAACCATGCAGGGCCACTTCCTTCATGATATGCCTAGCGCGAACAACGTCTGGGGAACCTATCTTAAAGTAAATGGTTTTACATACCACGTTATACCAGATACGTGCCCGAGCTGCTACACGATAAGACAGTTCATATACGATCATCCTTATGGAGAGTATCTTGTAGCAACAGGAAGTCACGTAGTAGCTGTTATAGATGGCAATTACTATGATACATCAGATTCAGGAAACGAAGTGCCTATATATTATTGGGAAAGAAGATAGAAAGGAGCAATAATACATGGCAGGATACCAATCACCTTATGGCTACAATCCATATACCGGGCAGGTAGCCTATTTCAATCAGCCTTATCAGCAGTCTCAACAGCAAAACCCGATCAATCAGCAGATGCAAGCCAGCAATGGATCTCTGATGACTGTATTCATCGATAACGAAGAGGCTGTCAACGACTATCCGGTTGCTGCCGGATTAACGGTTCAGTTGATTAGCTTTAAGCTTGGCAAATTCTGGCTTAAGTCGACGGCAACTAACGGTGTTCCTCAGCAGGTGAGATCTTTCTCATTTAAGGAGGACACACAACCTGCACAAATTCAAAATGACTCAGTTTCCAGAGATGAGTTCAACGCGCTCAATGCAAAGCTCGAGAAGCTGCTTAAAGAATTAGGAGGTGACTCGTAATGTTCAACATTCCAATCATCAACGCACTTGGCGGAATGGCTAACTTCAAGAGCCAGTTTGATCAGTTCAAGCAGACTCTTCCGCAGAACGGATTTGATCCGAAGCAGCAGGCGCTCGTACAGGCTCAGCAGATGCTTAACAGCGGACAGATGAGTCAGGACCAGTACAACAACATTCTGCAGATTGCCGGAATTCTTTCCGGAAATAATGGCGGATCAGGAGGTACACGATAATGGCATATGAACGAATAAACTGGGAGAATGCTCCATCTTCAGAAACTCCGTTGAATGCGGATAACCTGAATCGAATGGACAAAGCTCTCGAGGATGCAAACGCCGCACTTGAGGAGTTGCAGAGCTCAGTAAAAGACGCCAGCGATAAGTACGACCTTGTTAATGCTCGGATGGACACGATCGTCGCAGTTCCGGCAGGATCTACAACCGACAACGCTGAGCTTCTCGACATCAGAGTCGGCGCTGATGGCGTGACGTACACTACCGCAGGCAAAGCGGTCAGAGATCAGCTTAATGCGATTGACTCTAATTTTACTCAGTTAAAGGACGCTTTAACTGACATAGAGACAGATTTTAACGAGTTGTTCATTCCGTATGAATGGCTCAATGGATACTATGCGCTTGGTTCAGGCGCTTTTACTGCACAAACTGGAACGGTAACGTACCACTCGACAAACAAAATTGATGGAACGGTTATCCCGGCAGATACAGAATTTATCAATAGTGGATACCTGTATTTGTCAGATTCGTTTTTTGCGGTGTGGGATGGAGACACTTACAGGGGCTATCTGATGAATAACGTTTGGCATAATCCTAGCGGTTCAGTGCCTTCTGCACCGCCTGTGTTCACAAAGTATGCCATAGTTCTTCATAATGTGTCTAATTACGCAGGTTTTGGGCGAAGAAAATATGCGTATCCTTCCGAAACGACACCGGGCGTTGACGCAAATTACAAATCATCATTGTTGGTGGAAACCGTAAATTATAATAATAATGATATTGCCAGTGTTTCCAACGCAACTGGTTATGGATACAAGGCAACAAAAAGAATTTTCGTAAAAACTATAAAACCATATTATGAAAGTGGTCTTACTGTTTATGCATATTTGCTGAGACTCGGGGATGATGGACGATATACTACAGAAACCTCAAAGCAGATTACAAATACAGAAGCATGGGTGTTAAATACAGAACTTGATGTAAATGATGCAATTCTTTTTATATATAGTGGTGGGGTACAAAGGCTTTCAACCACAAATAAAAAAGATTATTTCACAAAATGCTATGGATGGAATAATAACACCAAAAAACTGGTAGACAGCACGATTGGGTATTATATCCCGGCTGAGATAAATTTATATGACCCCATTACGAATTATTTAGCGAGCTACATTGATGACGGTAATCCGTGCAACTGGAAGGGAACAGAGTGCTCCATTTTTGACAATATCCTTTGTATCGGAGACAGCATTACACAGGGCGCACCAACCCCACCAAACATTACGCCTGACCCTTCAAAGGCAACAAGAACAGTAAATAATCAGCTTATGTATAGTTACCCGGCGAGCATGAAAAAACAGTGGGGCGTGGAATGTACAAACTGGGGCAGGAGTGGAATAGATACACCTGATTGGTATGAATATTATTCTACAAACGAGCCTTCATGGAGCGGGCACGATGCTGCAATCATGTTAATCGGAAATAATGATTATCATATTGCTGATGATATGGGTGGTCTTACACCGGAAAATCTTGAAACGGTATCTGCACTTAGCAAGGCAGCCATGATGAACATTATCACAAAGCTGAAGGCTGATAATGCCGATATAAAAATATTCATTTGCACACTTCTGCCGGGGTGGGATATAGGAAACAGTCTCTCACCGTATGTAGTGCAAAATATCCGGGATATTGCTACCGATGAGGATAATGTTTATCTCATTGATTTATCGAAGTATTCCATCGTTAAGGGTAGCACCCCATATATGTATGGTCATCCTACGGCACTTGGATATAATCAGCTTGCACGTGAAATAGGCGGGGCAATCGGATACACGATTGTGAATAATCATGATGATTTTATGTGGATACAGTTTATCGGTACAGAATATGCGATGGATGGTCAAGAGTAACTTACAGCGCAATTAAAGGGAACTTTAACTGAGTTATGCCGATAACTTAGCTAACAACTAAATATTAAGGGACGATCCACTAGGTAAAAGCCCTGACGCTTGGCTGTAAATAAAGCGCAGTGCGGATCACGACGAACTGTTGGTAGAAGGCTTGGCTCGTCAAATACATACAGAAAGAGGTGATTCTGTTGTTCTAATTATCTCTAATTGTATTATACGAAATTTCAAAATAGACCATATTTCTCAATCTTGTGTTTCTTGGCTCGCTGGACGGCGAGTCTTTTTTTTTTTATCTCTTTCTGAAAGGAGCGTGTAACTATGAGTTTAGTAGAACAGGGAAACGGCATGGTGATGCCTGTTGGACCCATGTACGGCGGAAATGGTTACGGTAATGGCGGCTTTGGCGATGGATCGTTCTGGATCATTGTCCTGTTCCTGTTTGCTCTGATGGGCAATGGCTGGGGTAATGCATTTGGTGGCGGTGGCGGATCGATGCCGTTTATGATGACCAATACCCAGAACGATGTCCAGAGGGGATTCGACCAGCAGGCCGTTATGTCCGGAATCGGCGGAATCAACTCTTCTCTTACATCTCTTGCCCAGGGACAGTGCAGTGGATTCGCCGGTGCTAACGCTAACATGAATGCTGGATTTGCAAACGCTGAAAGCGCGGCGGCTTCGAGGGCTATGGCGAATCTTCAGCAGCAGTTTAACATGCAGACCGGCATCAGCAACCAGCTTAACACGATCGCCATGAATCAGCAGAATTGCTGTTGTGAGAATCGTGCTGCGGTAGCGGATCTTAAGTATACGGTCGCCCAGGAGGGTTCCGTGACAAGATCTAATACCGACGCCAAAGCACAGATGCTTATGGACAAGCTCTGCCAGCTTGAACTCGATGGCGTTAAGCAGAACTACGAGAACCGCATCGCTGGAATGCAGGGACAGATTGATGCTCTCACACAGCAGGTTAATAACGCTAGTCGTGATGTTGCTCTGGCTAATGAAGTTGATGCTCTGTATAACCGTCTCAATTCCTGCCCGGTGCCTACGACTCCTGTCTTTGGCCGGACCCCGATCTTTACATGTAACCAGAACCAGAATCCTGGATGCCCGAACGCCAATAACGGATTTATGGCAGCTTAAGAAAGGAGGTTGCTATGGCAGAATACAGCGCAAATGCTCTGCAGAACATTCTCCCAAACGCCTCCGCAATCTTTACTGCGTCTCCGGTTCCGTGTAACAGAGGCCTGATCTTCCACAGAGATGAGAGTGGTATTTTCAGGTTGGCATCACCATCAAGAATCGCTAACGGTCTTTCCAGTTGGAACCGTTGCTGTCCTTGTTGCAGACGTATGCCGGAAGCTCTCTATCAGGTTGGTTTTCATGCAAACATCGCTATTCCAACAGGTGGCGCGGTGGAAGCGATTTCGGTTGGAATAGCTATAGATGGCACTGTTGATCCGTCATCTACAATGATTTCCACTCCTACGGCGGTTGAACAGTTTGACAATGTTGGCGCTGAGATCATTGTTGCCGTTCCTGCGATCTGTGGGTGCGAAAGTATTTCCGTGGTGAATACGTCCACACAGGCGATCGATATGCAGAACGCAAACCTTGTAATCACGTATCTTGGAATTCGGTAAGGAAGGAGGTAAACGCAAATGATTGATCGTAAAATTCTTGAAGATGGCGAGCGAAAGCTTGAGGCCGATCTGAAAAAGCTGATCTCTAAGGCGGAACTTACTCCTGCCGATTATGACGCTTTTAAGAAAGCCATGTGTATTCTCGGAATGATCGAAAACTATCCCGGTGGAATGATGGACGAGGAAGGGATGAGCTATGGCTATCCTATGAACCATAGTGGCAACTATCGCGGATATTCTATGAATAATTCCATGGGAGCTATGGATCGAGACAGCTATGGTCGCATGAGATCTCCGGTCACGGGTCGCTACATTAGCAATGGCATGAATGATGGATCTTATGCCAATGGATATAGCGGACACAGCGTAAACGACCGCATGATTATGGCGCTTGAGCAGTCTATCCAGCCGGATATGAACGAGTACGAACGCCAGAAGGTCGAAGAAGAAATCAGACGTTTAAGAAGAGGATAATTTACACGGGGCGTGCCATTTCGGTGCGCCTCTTTAATCTAATTTTGGAGGTAAACCGCAATGGACCCTGAAGTCAGGATGATTATTATTGCTATCATATCGGGGCTTTCCTCTTCGGGCGTGATGTCACTTGTCATCTATCTTCTTCAACGGCATGACAAACGAAAAGAAAAAGCTGAAGAGAACAATTCCGCTCAGAGCAGAATGCTCCTTGGGTTAGGTCACGATAAGATCCTTCACCTTACTGATAAATGTGTGCGTAGAGGATCAATAACACTTAAAGAAAAACGAAATTTGGAATTTCTTGCCGCTCCATACTTTGATCTAGGCGGAAACGGAGATTGCAGGATCGGATACGATGCTTGTCAGAAACTCCCTGTTGTTTCCGACGATGATGCCGAAGAAAAAGATGCGGCCATAAGACGAAAGGAGTACGGCATTGAAGTTAAGTAATAAATCATACGATGTATTGAAGTGGATTGCTCAGATTCTTCTTCCGGCGCTTGGTACTCTTTACTTTGCGCTCTCTAAGATCTGGGGATTTCCTTATGCTACCGAAGTTGTTGGCACGATCGCTGCCTTGGACACTTTCCTTGGCGCCGTTCTTGGAATCAGTACGGCTGCTTACAATAAGGAGATTAGCACCGGAGGTGAGTAATCAAAATGGCTGAAATATTATTTGAAAGCTACTACGGCGCTACTTCGTTTGACGATTCAATCATGCATTACGGCGTAAAAGGTCAAAAGTGGGGAACGAGACGCTGGCAAAACCAGGATATGTCCCTCACACCGGCAGGAAGAATTCATTATGGAGTTGGCGACGGCAATGGACAGAGAAAGTCGAAAAGACAAGAGCGCTCAGAAGCCAAAAGATACGCTAAGCAGCAAAAAACCATCGCCAGAGAAAACGAGTCGCAGGATCGTCGAGCGGCACGGATGGACGAGGCTGTGTCTAAAGGTGATGCTGCCTATATAAGAAAACATTTAGATGAATTGTCTGATAAAGAAATAGATGCTGCTATGTACAGAATAGACGTTAAGAAGAAACTAGATGGCATCGTTCATGACGATCGTCGAAACACTCTTAGTGAGATAAAAACTGTTGTTGAAATTTCAACACCCGTAGCAAGCATTAAGAAAAAACTGTTTTCTTAATCGGATGCATATAGAAAGCTTACACACAAATAGTTTGACCGGAAGCTTAGTGAGCGATATACTATGAAAAACTATTGCTTTTGCGGAGGTAGACTATGAAAAGAATTACTGTCGTTCTTATGCTTTTGTTAACGGTACTCTCGGTGCCATCTTTTGCGGCAGATCTCGATCTTTCCAGCATGACGGATCTCGAATTGACTGATCTTAGAGCTGATATAGACAAGGAACTTGCTTCAAGAAACGTTGATGAATCATATGTGATTCCAAGTGGGTTTTATGAGGTAGGAGTGGATCTTATCGATGGCAAGTTTATGGCCTATCCGATCGACGAAAACATAGGTATGGTCATTTTCGGAGATACTAGAGAAGAAGCCGAAGAAGTTGACGAGAACGAATGGTATTTTGCCAAGCAAGATGACCCCGCTCCTATAACATTGGACAAAGGTGAATGGCTGCATTTACCACAGAAAACACTTCTGATAAAGGCGAGTTCGGAATCTTTCCCATGGATGCCAAAAACCGACGAGTAACAAGTCTTTTGAGTCCCAGAAACGGGGCTCTTTTTTATTGCACAAAATCAAAATGGAGGTGATTTGCCATGCGCTTAACTTGGGACGCTCTTTCAGATCGCCTCTTTAGAACTGGTGTGGACCATGGTGTGCTCTACGTTGAAACTATCGATGGCTATTTACCTGGGGTTGCGTGGAATGGGCTTACCGCGGTAAACGATGAAACTGCAGGACATGACAAGAACTTCCTCTACTCAGGTGACTACAAGAGCGATGTGCGTTTTACTCCGTTTGAGCATGGAGGAACTATCAGCGCTTTCTTTTACCCTGACGACTTTGAGATGTGTCTAGGTAATATCGAAACTGCCGCCGGGCTATACGCTACCGGACAGGACGCGTTTTCGTTTGGGCTTTGCTATCGGTCGATGCTTGGTGATGCTGTGCAGGGTGTTAAAAGGGGCTATGAGCTTCATATAATTTATGGAGCATACATCACCAAGTACGATGTTTCAAACGAAACCATAAATTCGGATGGAGCGCCGCAGCCGATGAGTTTTTCTTACGAGTCAATACCTGTAGAATTTACCGACATGGAACCGACAGCTCATATTGTGATTTCAACATTACGGGCTAACCCAAATAAGGTGGCCGCTATAGAGAGAATATTGTACGGCAGCGAAGAAGCGTATCCGAGACTTCCCATGCCGGATGAGATTTACAGCATAATGTACGATCCGGACGATATTATTATACCAGATTATCCCGAAGGCACTTTGCATTACGGAACGATCCATGTTACTGATGAGAACATGACTGTCACAATAGATGGATCCGACGACACAACGCCTGCAACATCCGCTATAGTTGTCGAGGATGGTGACCGCGTCATTGTGCTTTTGAAAGATGGTCTGGCGACCGTTATGGAAAATGTCAGCAAGCCTGTTGATCCAGAGGTAATAAGAAGTTACATCGAACTACTTGACAAGCCGCGTATTGAAGGTGTGGAGCTCCTGGGGGACAAAACGTATGAAGAACTAAATCTAGCTGGCGTTACAAATAGCGAACTGGAGCGTATGCTTAATTCATAAAGGAGATCTTATGGCAAAACAATATTTGGATAAAGACGGTCTTCTTTATTTCTGGCAGAAGATAAAGAATCTATTCTCTCAGAAAAGCGAAACCGTCACTAATATAACTCGTAGTGGAACAACATTTACCGCTACTAGAGCTGATGGAACGACGTTTACGTTTACTCAGCAGGATAACAACACATGGAATGCGAACGCCGTGAATACAGCTGGCTACGTTGCTGCGCCCACTTCCAGCAACGGCAACAAAGTTTGGAAGACTGATGGCACTGGCGCTCCTGCTTGGCGAGATGAGAAGTCATATAGCAACGCTACAACATCAGTGGCAGGCCTTATGTCCTCAGACGATAAGACTAAGCTTAACGGCATTGCCTCTGGAGCAGAAGTTAATCTGCCCGCATATTCCAAAGTGAAAGTTGGTTCGACTACTGTTTCTGCAAGCGGTAAAACGGATACTGTTGAGCTTGTGGCAGGTAGCAATGTAACACTTACGCCTTCAACAACTGATAAGTCTGTGACGATTGCAGCTACCGACACTACGTATAGCAACGCTACAACATCAGTGGCAGGCCTTATGTCCTCAGACGATAAGACTAAGCTTAACGGCATTGCCTCTGGAGCAGAAGTTAACCAGAACGCGTTTTCTTCAGTAACTGTTGACGGTGCTGAAGAGATGACAGCGGCATCTAAGACTGGCACTCTTGACTTTGCTTTAGGATCGCATCTTACAGGTTCGACGGATCAGGGAAATAGTCAAGTTTCTCTTGCGGCCGAAGAATACTACGGTATTTGCGATACTGCGAATAATGATGCTACTAAGGTTGTAACGTTATTAAACAATGCGACTTTCAGAGCATACAACGGTGTAAGAGTTTGTGTGAGGTTCACCCATAACAATATCGCTGCTGTCGCAAACTTGAAGCTTAGTGTTAATGGTATATCTCTTCCAATAAGATACCGTGGAACCGCCATACCATCTGCTAGTAATCTTGGCGCCGACAGGACATATGAGTTTGTTCTTTACGCTGCATCGCAAAATGCTGACCCGTCTTACTGGGAAATTGTAGGTGACCTTGATACAAACTCCACATATTCAAACGCAAGTCTTGGTAACGGTGTTGGTACGTGTGCCACAGCGACTGCCACTTCTGATAAAGTTGTGACACTATCTGGATATTCGCTTGCTACAAACGGCTTTGTCAGTGTGAAATTTTCATATGCTGTTGTGGCTGGGGCTACGCTTAGTATTAACGCTAAAGGCGCCAAGCCAATAACTTATATGGGCAGCGCTATCGAAGATGGTGTTATAGGTGCTGGCGATACAGCCACGTTCGTGTATGACGGTACTAATTACATACTTATTGCTGTCGACTATTGGGGCGACCGCCTTGAAACTCTCAGCAGCGACGTTTCAAACATTGCGGGTGCCGTTAGCGACCTTGAAAGCGGAGCTGTAACCGGTGTAAAAGGTAGTGCAGAAACGACGTATCGAAAAGGAAATGTAAACATAACGGCTGCGAACGTTGGCGCTATTGCGACCAGTGCGAGAGGTGCGGCTAACGGTGTTTGCCCGCTTAACGCGTCATCGAAAATCGATCCTACGTATTTGCCTTCCTATGTTGACGACGTTATTGAAGCTTATCCCCGGTCTGGTCAGACAGCTCTTAGCAGCACGTGGCTTGCTACAGGTTCTGCGAGCGGTACGGTGATAACACCGGAAGCTGGAAAGATTTACGTTCTGATGGGCGATTCCGGAGATTACGCGGCTAACACACAGTTTAGATGGAGCGGAACGTCTTACGTGAAACTTGCCGATGGCGGCGTTTCTTCTATCACGAATGCTGAAATCGATACAATTCTTGCGTCATAAGATCGCTTGATAGAAAGGAGATTCATGTCAGCATATTTAGACAAAGCCGGACTTAGCTATTTCTGGAGCAAGCTCAAGGGATACTTTCAGGGACATGATGATCGGATTACAGCCCTTGAATCGGCAGGAACTTCGACTAGCTTTACTTACAACGGCGCTACTATAGTTTTTCGAATTATTGGGGGTACGTTTGTTGAGGTGAGTGTCAGCGGCACAGCTACGTCTTTACCTGCCGGTAACGTGAACATCGGCACTCTTCCCGCAGCGTATAGGCCGACGTCGAACAATATATACGAGGCTATCTCGGCTAATTCAGGAGCTGCTACGTCTGGTGGAGCGCTTATTCAGTTTGGAATCAACACGGCTGGTGCTGTCACTTTATACAACTACGGAAGTGCGAAGTCAAACATATGGCTTAGACATCATACGGTGTACTCTTGCATATAATAGGAGGCGATCGTGTTAAAGATACGAAAATGCGGTAGAAAGGAGAATAAATAATGGCTTCTTACGAATGCGTTAATTGGGAAAACGCGCCATCTAAAAAGACCCCTCTTAACGCTAATAACTTAAACAAGATGGACGCTGGCATCAAAGCGATAAATGCCGACGTGACTGCTCTGGAGACCAAAGCTCAGAAAACCCAGAGCATGATAGCCCAGCCGTTCAATGAATACGGCGTTTATCCAAAGGATACTCTCATAGTATTCAACGATAGGCTTTACAAGGCTAAGCACGACGTCGATTATTCTGAGAGTGAATCTGTCAGCGAAGATCCGGACATTACACCAACGAACTTTGATCCAGACGACTGGGATGAGGTAAAAGTGGCTTCCGAATTAACTCAGTTAGGAGGGACTTCTGCTAATCATGACGAACTGTCCATCCTGTTTGTTGGAAACTCTCTGACGCAGGACGGCATAGCATATGTGCCTTATATGCTGAGAACATTCTATCCGGAAGTTAAGTTCCGCTTTTACATGTGGTGCAACGGCGGGGCTGCTCTCGCGCAGCAATACAAAAAATTCACAGCAGATACCGAATGCGAAGCATTCAGCGTGGCAGAAAATGAGGCTTCATGGACAATTTCAACTGCTAAGATGTCAGATATTTTATCGAAATATCGTTTTAACATCGTGTGCATGCAGGAGTATTTTAATAAAAAGGCGACGTATGCTGATGCCGATCTAACAGGCTGGAATAATTGCCGTGATTACATTGTTTCGCATTATGGCGGGAGTAATGGCTTGGAGTTCATTTCATTATTTCACTCACCACGGTCGACCGATGAGCAGACGGTATACGATCTGACAAAAACCGGAAACGCCCTGATTCTGAAAAAGACACTCTCGGACGATATGATAGCTACCGGAATCGCTTTACATATGGCTAGAAGCACAGATTTGGATAGTCTTGGCGATCAAGGCCATCTTACGCCAGATACAGTACAAGCACAAGAAGGCTTGCCGTGTCTACTCGAAGCGTATACGGCTTTACTTTGGGTGTTCGACCGTCTTGGTATTAACAAGTCAATATACGGTTTACCATTTAAGATGACTGCTACCATACAAGCTCGTATCAATGTGCCTGGAGCAAATCTAGGAACCGGAGTAATTGAGGGTACCGATGCTCAAAACATCCTTGCGCAGGAAGTTGCAATTATGGCATATAAAGCTGGTAAAAAGTTTGTTGCCGATAACTTAGCTAACAACTAAATATTAAGGGACGATCCGCCAGGCAAAAGCCCTGACGCTTGGCTGTAAATAAAGCGTGGCGTGGATCACGACGAGCTGTTGGTATAATATTTGGCGTGCGTTGGCGGAATAGGTAGACGCATAGGTGCGCAGGACGAGGGCGTAACAGGCTCGATAACAATGTCTCGTGGAGCCATGTTTGGTGCAAATCCAAACACGCACGGCTTAATCAACAAATTTCAAAAGCTTAATCTCTAAACATAATGGAGAATAAATCAAAATGAACTTAAAAGAACGAATAACGAAAGGCTGGAATGCTTTTTTGGGCAGAGACCCCACTTTAAATAGTGGAGCTTTTGCTTCCAGTTTTGTCCGGCCCGATCATGTATTCTTGTCCAGTGGTGGTGAGAGATCGATAGCAAACTCTATTCTTAATCGAATAGCAGTTGACGCTGCGACACTTACATATGAACACGCCAGACTGGACGATAACGGTCGGTATAAAGAGCCGATTGTATCATTCCTGCATGAATGCTTGACGCTTAACGCCAATAACGATCAGAGCGCCAGAGCTTTTATGCAGGATGCAGTGATGTCCCTCCTTGATGAGGGAGTAATAGCCATAGTACCAACCAAGGCTACGGCAAATCCTATGGTTACAGAAGGGTACGATATTGGTGCGCTTAGAGTTGGCAAAGTTACTCAATGGTATCCGGAAGCTGTTGCGGTTAAGCTTTATAACGAGGACACAGGTAACTATGTAGAGAGAATTTTTCCAAAGTCTATGGTGGCTCTTCCAGAAAATCCTTTCTATACCGTGATGAACGCTCCTAACTCGATCTACCAAAGACTTGCTAGGAAGCTTTCGCAGCTTGACAATATCGATGCACAGTCGGCATCAGGGAAGTTGGATCTTATCATTCAGCTTCCTTATTCTACAAGGTCTTCCTTTAGGCAGGAGCAAGCTGGAGAAAGACGTGCCGAGATTGAAAAACAGCTTTCCACGTCAAAGTATGGAATTGCCTACATTGATGTGAACGAGAAGGTCATTCAGCTAAACAGAGCTGTCGAAAACAATCTGTTCAATCAGGTTGAATATTACATGAACCTTTTCTTTGCACAGCTTGGCGTTCCGATGTCGGTCTTTGATGGAACCGCTGATGAAGCTACGATGCTCAATTACTTCAACCGCACAATAGAGCCTATCGTCTCTGCCATAGTAGATGCTATGAAGTGGAAGTTCTTATCTAAGAGCGCAAGAACGAAAGGCCATACAATTCTATTCTTTAACGATCCGTTCAAGTACGCATCAGCTAATGATGTCGCTAATAACGCAGACAAGCTGATTAGAAACGAGATCCTTACCAAGAACGAGTTTAGGCAGATCCTTGGCTATAAGCCTTCTGATGATCCTACCGCAGACAAACTCAACAATCCAAACATGCCCATTCAGGACGAAATCCAAGACAAAGACAAAACAGAAGAACCTAAGGAAGAAGAGGGAGCTTAAATAGCTTCTTTTTATTTGCCTTTAGACACACAGCAGAGGCAACAGAGAGATGAGTTAGTTAAGACTTACCGATTCGATAAGGAGAAATCAAAATGAGCAAAAAAACCTATGACTTTGGTGGCTGGGCTTCCAAGTACGGTGTTTTGTGCTCGGATGGCGTGACCATTATGCCCGGAGCTTTCTCTGAGCAGGATGGGTGTGAGGTCCCTATTGTCTGGGGGCACGATCATTCCGGGCCTAAAGCGATCCTTGGAAAAGCCTACATTGAACACCGTGAAGAAGGACCGTACATTTACGGATCTTTCAACGATACAGAAGACGGCCAGTACGCAAAAGCCGCTGTCAACCATGGCGACATCAAGTACCTCTCCGTCTTTGCAGACCATTTAACCAAGCGCCTTGGAAACATTTCCAAAGGGACACTCAAAGAAGTAAGTCTTGTTCCTTTTGGAGCGGCCAATCCCGGCGCTTACATCGATCAGGCTGTCTTAGCACACAGCGACGGAACGTTCAGCGAAGTTGACGACCAGGCTTACATCTCTACAGGAGAGGCGATTGAAGTCAGCGCTGAGTATGTTTCCCATGCTGACGAAGACGAGCCCAAGGAGGACAAGAAAGTGGCTAAAGAAGCAGAAAAGAAGAAATCAGCTGACGAGCGCACCGTTGAGGATGTTCTTAACGAGATGACCGAGGAGCAGCTGGCCGTCGTCAATTACATCAAGGAGCAGGCTATGAAGCTGGCTAAAGGCGACCAGGATGAAGACGATGAAGATGAAGAAGACGAAGATGAAGATGGCATCGAACACGATGACGAAGGAGATGAACACGACATGAAATACAATGCTTTTGAAAACGCGGCTGGAAACCAGCAGAGAAATGATGTACTGACCCATTCTGATCAGGCGGCTATTCTTGCCATGGCTAAAGACGGTCGGCACGGGACTTTCAAGCAGGCCCTTAAGTCCTATCTTGAAGAGAACGACTTTATTGCACACGCAGACGGTGACGGCCAGCCTACCAGTATGGGAGTTGGTGGCTTTGACGATACGACCATGATCGGCCCGGAGAATTATTATACTTCCTTTACATCGCTCCTTCCGGAATTCAAAGAAGTTAATGGAATGAACCCTCCTCAGCTGGTGACTCCGGAATGGGGCTGGGTTGATGTGGTTATGAACAAGACTCACAAGAGCCCGATCTCCCGCATTCGCACTTCATTTATTGACATTCGTGAGCTGGAAGAGAACCTGCGTGCTAAAGGTTATCAGAAAGGCAACTACAAGACCATTACCGGCCAGCTGCAGATTGCGAGACGTACGACCGATCCGCAGGCCATTTACGTGAAGAACGAGCTGCACAGGGACGACATTATCGACATCGTTGACTTCGACTATGTCCAGTACCTGTACAACATCGACCGTCAGATGTACAACGTTGAGCTGGCTACCGCTGTCCTGTTTGGCGATGGCAGAGCCGTCTCCGATCCGGATAAGATCTTCCCTGAGCACATTCGCCCGATCTGGACCGATGATGATCTGTATACTATTCACTACGACATGACCAACGAAAAAGCCAACATCCAGGGCTCCAATACCACCGGTTACTTTGGTGCCAACTATCTTGAAGCTGAAGCCATGGTCAACGCCTGCCTGTATGCTACCGAAACCTACAAAGGCTCCGGTACTCCGGATATGTTCATCGAGCAGCATAAACTTAACGTAATGCTTCTGGCCAGGGATCGTAATGGTCGCCGGATCTATGACTCCAAGCAGCAGCTTGCCACGGCGCTTGGTGTAAACGGAATCTATGTTTGCGATAAGATGAAGAATCGTATCAGAACTGTCGGCGAAGGCGCTTCTGCCAAAGAGATGCAGCTGGTCTGCCTGCTGGTTAACCTTTCCGATTACCACATTGGCGCTACCAAGGGCGGTCAGGTGACTCACTTTACTCAGTTCGATATCGACTTCAACAAAGAGAAGAGCCTGCTTGAAGGCCGCTGCTCCGGTGCTCTGACTAAGCTTTATTCCGCTATCGTCATTGAGGAGCAGGTTACTTCTACCACTCCTGATGAGGATCAGGAAAACCCTTAAACGGTTACCCGGGAGACGATCTCTTCCCAAGAGACGACCTCTACCCTGGTAACCAAGAATAAATCAAAATGGAGGTTGTTGTATGGCGAAGTTTTACGGCAAGGTGGGTTTTGAAACGATGGTGGAAAGCGAGGGCGGAGTCTTTAAGAGTGAAGTGATTGAGAAAAACTATCGTGGTGATACACTTCGTATCTATCCGAAGTACGAATCGTCCGACAAGCTTAACGACGACTTAACTTTAGCTAATGAGATTAGCATCTTAGCCGATGACTTCGCCTATGAGAACTTCCAGTCTATGCGCTACGTGAAACTACTTGGCGCTAACTGGAAGATTTCTAGTGCCAGGATTGAACGGCCCAGAATAATTCTGCAGATCGGAGGTGTCTATAATGGCAGCCAAGGACCGCAGACTTGAACTCCACGCTCTGTTTAAAGCGCTCACACCGAATGTATATTATCAGCCACCAAGAGGAGTGCAGATGCACTACCCGGCGATTAGATATGAACTAAGCAGGCTTGAGCCGACACATGCTGACAACAAACCGTATCTTTTAGACAGAGGCTATCAGGTGACCGTCATTGACGAAGATCCCGATAGCCTTATTGCTGAGGAGATATCGAAATTTGAGATGTGTCGATTTAACAGAGCATATACAGCAGATAACTTAAATCACTTTGTTTTCATCATTTACCACTAAAGGAGGTAAACACTATGGCTAAACTTGTATGGGACAAGCTCGGCGAGCATCTTTACGAAACTGGCGTGGACCATGGCGTCCTTTACCAGTATGACACTACAAATAAAACTTACGGAAACGGCGTTGCCTGGAACGGTCTGACTGCGGTGAATGAGCAGCCGTCCGGTGCTGAACCTAACGCACTTTATGCTGACAATATTAAATACCTGAACCTGATGAGTGCTGAAGAATACGCAGCAACGATCGAAGCTTTCACCTGCCCGGACGAGTTCCTGGAGTGCGACGGCTTTGTTGAGATCGCTCCCGGTGCCGTGATCGGCCAGCAGCCTCGTAAAATCTTTGGCCTTTGCTACCGGACTCTTATCGGATCTGACACGGAAGGGACCAAGAAAGGCTACAAGCTGCATCTGGTTTACAATGCAACCGCTTCTCCGTCCGAGAGAAACCATCAGACCGTAAACGAGAACCCGGACGCTTCCCCGCTTAGCTGGAGCGTTTCCACCACCCCGATCGACGTGGCTGGCCAGTCTCCGACGGCTACTCTTGAGATCGACTCCACCAAGGCAGATGCCGCCAAGCTGACCGCCCTTGAGGACATTCTGTATGGCTCTACTGAAGCGGAAGCTAGACTTCCTCTGCCGGCGGAAGTTGCACGGATCCTCGGCGAAACTACCGAACCGTGATTTTAACTCGCTTACAATAATCAAAATGGGGGCATCCATGGCGGTGCCTCCTTTAATTAAGAAAGGAGAATCTTATGTATAAAACAGAACTTACTTACAAAACTTATACAGACAAAGAAATTACAGAAACTTTCCGGTTCAACTTGAACGAGCAGGAGCTGCTTGATCTGGTAGAAGACGATCCGATCTTCTCTCCGGAATTCTTATCTTATGTCGCTCGTGAGCAGGACACAATGAAGATGCTCAAGGTTATTCAGAAGCTCATCGTAGTGTCTTACGGTGAGATGAGCGAAGACGGAAAATATTTCAGAAAGTCAAACGAGCGTGCTCTGGACTTCCTGCAGTCGGCAGCTTATATGGCTTTTCGCGATAAGCTCCTTGACGGCGACGGCGAAGAATTCATGAACTTCCTTTTTGGAGTGTTCCCGGAGAAGTTTGTTCGCTCCATGCAGGAAAACGCTAAATTCCAGGGACTTGCGATTGCAGCGAAAAATTAAAGAGGTGATGGGGAGTGCATAAGATCTATGTGCCCAAAGGAGAATTCTGGGATGAGCGAAAAGAGCAGTTCATCTATACAAAAGAAACAACTCTTAAGTTAGAGCACTCTTTGATCTCTATAGCCAAATGGGAATCCAAATGGCATATCCCATACCTTGATAGCGAGAAAACAAACGAACAGGCGCTAGATTACGTTAGATGTATGACGCTCAATCCCGATGTCGATCCTAATGTGTATCTGCGCCTGACGATTAAAGACATACAAAAGTTAAAAGACTATATAGATGATCCTATGACCGCAACTACGATCAAGGAAGATAAAAGCAAAACCGGCAGAGGTCAGCGAATCACTGCCGAGCTTGTTTACTACTGGATGACACAGTTTAACATCCCCATTGAATTTGAGAAATGGCATTTTAACAGACTAATTACTCTTATTAGGGTGTGCGCTGAAGAGAGCAATCCTAAGAAGAAGATGACCAAAGCAGAAGCTGCCAAATCCATTAGGGAGATAAATGCAGCCAGAAGAGCTAAGTACAATACGAAAGGATAGGTGATAGTGTGGCGGCGATCGTTTTGTCTTCAAAAGGTGATTACAGCAAAATTACAAAATATTTGAATAAAGCGCGATCGCTTAAATACATCGAAAGAGTGCTCGACTCGTATGGCAAAAAAGGGGTCGAAGCATTGTCCGCTGCTACTCCGGTAGACACGGGATTAACAGCATCGTCTTGGACATACAAAATAAACGCTAATTCTAAAGGCGCTGAGATTTCTTTTTCAAACACGAATGTAAACAAGGGTGTCAACATAGCTATTATCTTGCAATATGGTCATGGGACAGGAACTGGAGGCTGGGTCGAAGGGAGAGATTACATCAATCCTGCGATTCAGCCTATTTTTGATGAATTAACCGAAAAAGTGTGGAAGGAGGTTACTAGCGTATGAATTCTTCATCTGGTACGGTTGTTGATTCGAAGGTTGTTGATCTACAATTTCAAAATGAGAATTTCGAATCAAACGCCAAGACCTCTTTGTCCACAATAGAAAGACTTAAAAAAGCTCTTAATTTTTCTACGAAGGACATTGGAGCTTTTGACACTATTACTAAGGGCGTAGATAACGCTACCGGGAGCACGAAAGGGCTTACCAGTGCTTTTGGCAGTCTTAATGACGCTCTTGGAAATATTAAGAATGTTGCAGTGTTTTCCATGATCGCTGACGAGGCGATCAAAGCAAAGAACACAGTCGAATCGTTTGTGAAGAACGTTACTCTTGACCCTATTGCTCAGGGTTGGGAAAAATACGGTCAAAAAACAGAAGCCGTTCAGACGATTATGGCGGCTACCGCGAAAGATTTTACAGACACCGCTGAGCAGATGAAAGTTGTAAACGAACAGCTTGAAAAGCTTAACTGGTTCACTGATGAGACGTCGTATAACTTCGTTGATATGACCAGTAATATTGGTAAATTCACATCCAATCAGGTTCCTCTTAATCAAGCTGTAACGGCTATGGAAGGCATTTCCAACTGGGCTGCCATTTCTGGACAGAACGCTACCCAGGCTAGCCACGCTATGTACAACTTGGCGCAGGCGATTTCTGTTGGCGCTGTGAAACTCATTGACTGGAAGAGCGTCGAAAACGCCAATATGGCCACTGCGGAATTCAAACAGACCGCCATTGAAACGGCGGAATCTCTTGGAACTCTTACAAAAGTTACAGACGATACTTGGAAGACGCTCGATGGCCACGAAGTTTCGGTCCGAAATTTCAACGAGGCGCTCAAGGACGAATGGTTTACCAGCGAAGTGCTACTTCAGACTCTTGATAAGTACGGAGGATTTACTGATAAGCTCCATGGCTACATTCAGGAAATGAACGGCGATATTACCGCATCCGAAGTCCTTAGCTACATCGACGATTTTAAGAACGGTACTCTTGACTGGAACGACGCTATTCAGACCACCGGTCTTGGGGCGGCAAGGCTTAAAGAAGTTCTTTCTGATCTTGGAAGCGAAGAGATGGAGTTTGGTCGCAAGGCTTTTGTTGCGGCACAGCAGGCTGTGACTTTCGAGCAGGCCATCGAATCTGTAAAGGACGCGGCTTCTACCGCATGGATGACAACGTTCGAAACACTGTTTGGTGATTTTCAGCAGGCTAAAGTGCTTTGGACAGATCTTGCAAACAATCTTTGGGATGTGTTTGTCGGAGGCATTAGTGATACAAACGAAGCTCTTAAGGAAGGCTTTGCTCAAACTCAAGCCCTTTCGAGAGAAGACTATGAAAACCTTGAAAATCTAGGAATAGTAAATCCTGGATTCATGACAAAGCTTCGCGAAGTTGCTAAAGAGCATGGCGTGATTATGAACGACATGTTAACCGATGAGCAGTGGCTTGCGACGGCTTTCGCAAGAGGGCAACTCTCGGTTGGGCTTGTTCAGGAAGCATATGAGAACATGTTCAAAAGCGGCGTGAAAGTCGACGAAGAGCTTCTTTCTCAAGCTGAGAGTCTAAAGGAGAATGACGAGTCTTTCCAGTCACTTCTTGATACGGTTGCCAAATATGCCGATCAGGACGTTAGTAAGATTGTATTTGGGAATGGCGAGTATGAAGAGGGGTCGGCGGAACTTGAAGCTGCTATAGACGACGTTGCAAAGGCGCTTGGAATAGCGCAGGAAGAAGGCGAAAAAGTAGTAGCTGTTCTTCAAGCGCTTGGAATACTTCAAAGTGACATATCTGGCGGATATGCCGACATGACCGATGAGGAATTAAAAGCTCTAGGCTGGACAGACGAGCAGATCAAAAAGTTTAGAGAACTTGACGCAGAAGGTAAGGTTCTAAAAGAAGATCTCGAATCTATTGGCATTGATCCAAAGTCCGGTGGAGAGCATTGGCTCAGTGGTCTTTACAATATTATGGACTCCATAATAAGCCTTGTCGAAGTGTTTCAGGAATCTTGGGGGGAAGTGTTTCCTCCGGCAACGGCTAACACCGTATTTAATATAGCCAAAGGATTTGACGAAACAACTGGTAAGATTAAAGATTTCATTGAAAATTCGGAAGAACTAAAAACTGTTTTCAGGACTGTTGCTTCTGTAGTTGATCTGGTGCTTTCTAATGTTCGCACATTGGCTGGTGCTGCTGGATTCAAGGTTCTTGTGATGATCGCCGGTGCTGTGCTTAAGGCTGCGAGCGGTTTTTTAAGGCTTGGTGGAGCTGTGGTATTTGCTTCTGCCATGTTTGAAGGCATATCTGGATTTTTAGAAGGGCTTGGCATAGACATCACCGATGTTATTAGCAAGATTACTAAAGCGATAGGATCTTTCGTAGAATGGGCAAAAAGCAGTGATATTCTAAACAAGAGCCTTAGCTTTATTAGGAACACGGCAAAATTACTCGGACAAGCTATCAGGGGCTTCTTTGATAGTTTTGTTAAGATGCCGGTTGTTGCCAAAAACGTTGAACGATTCAAAACCGCATTCACGTCGTTCAAAAACCAGTTTATTCCTTACATGTCGAAACTCGGAGACAGGTTCCAAGCGTTTACCGATAGAGTCAAGGGGCTAGATGGGATAACTCTTGACAACATTGGTAAGGCGTTCAAAGCTTTTAAGGAAGAAATCATCGATTACATTCTTGATTTTCCAGGATTTAAGCAGTTTATTGGAACGTTTAAGGCTCTTGGATCAGATATAGCTGATGCTCTGTCTGGCATAGGAGAGAGCATCTGGAACTACTTTACCGACCTTAGAACGAAGCTTGACGGGACGTTTGCAGGGACGCTTCTTGGATTTGTTTTGGACTCTATAACAAAGGTCGGCGATACTGTTTCCAAATACTATGGAAAACTTAAAGAGTCTGGATTTTCTCTTAAGGGTGTGTTTGATTTTATAGCCGGAATCGTTGGCGATTTCTTGAACTTCTTACTTGGTATTGCCAAAGTGGTAGGACCTATTCTGTTGGTTGCACTTCCAATAGTTGGAATTGTCAAGTTGGTAAAGAAAATAGCAAGCTTATTCATAAGCATTCCTAAACTGTTTTCAAGTGTTACCGATGCAATCTCAAGCATAGCTGACGAGCACGAGGCTGAAGCTTTAGCGCACAAGGCCGATGCATTCAAGTCTATTGCGCTAGCTATCGGCGTTATCGCAGTTGCTCTTTATGCTCTAAGTAAGACCGATCAGGCTAAACTTTGGTCGTCAGTTGGCGCCATAGCTGTCATTTCGGCTCTTCTTGCAGGAATGCTGTTTCTTATTACTAAGTTAACATCCGCTAGTAATAAATCTGATAAGGCATTCGAAGGGCTTAAGAGCATAGGCAACAAAATTAACGAGTACATCGACACGATGAAGATTGACAAAGTCGCCTCAGCTCTTATTAAAGTTGCTGCGTCGATTGGAATTCTCGCGCTGTCTTTGAAAGTAATATCTACAATAGATGGTGACAAAATTTGGTCATCTCTTGGTGTGCTAGGACTTTTATCGGCCATGCTTGCTGGCATGATGTATGTCATGTCCGTGATCGGCAAGTCTAACGCTGGCGTGGGAAACATGTTGGGTCTGTTCGCTGTCATAGTAGGTGTCAGCCAGTTAGTTGATTCAATGAATAAACTAGACGTTGACGACAGTGTTTGGGAAAAGCTGGGCATTGTTGAACTGCTGTTGGCTTCCGTCACAGCAGTTGCTATGATCTTAGCTGAGTTCCAAGTAAAAGGAACTCTTCGAGGAGCGCTGTCTGTTGCGGCAATAGCGTTGGCTGTGAACATGCTTGTTGACGCTATAAACAAATTAAAAATAGATGAAAATGTATGGGCCAAACTGGGACTTGTTGAAACGCTTCTTGCTAGTGTAACGGTCATCGCTATGCTTCTTTCAAAATTCCAGGCAAAAGGAACCGTGCGTGGTGCACTGACTATGCTTGCGATGGCTCTTGGCGTTCAGATGCTTGTTGATGCTATAAACAAGTTGAGAGTTAGTAAAAAGATTTGGACTAAGCTCGGCGTGATTGAGCTGTTGTTAGGGTCTCTAGCTGCGATCGCCATTATACTCTCTAAGTTTAAGGGAGGAGGGACAATTCGTGGTGCGTTAACCATGCTGGCTATGTCAGCAGCAATAGGCATGCTAGCGAGCACGATCAACAAGCTGAAAATAGACAAAAACATTTGGACAAAGGTCGGCATCATTGAGTTGCTTCTTGTGTCCTTAACAGCTATTTCGGTTATACTTTCCAAATTTAGTTCTGGTGGAAGCTTAGGAGGAGCTGCCAGCATGATAGCTTTGGCAATTAGTATCGGTCTTATTGCTGAAGTTCTAAACAAGCTTTCAAAAGCAGATCCCGAAGGGCTAAATAGCGCTATCGCAGCTCTTAGCATGATATCCCTTTGCATGATGGCGGTTTCTGTTGTTATGAGCTATGTGAAACCGTCCATTTCGTCAATGCTTGGGATAGCAGCTTTTGTTTCAGTTCTTGCTATAGTTCTAACCGCGATGTCGGAACTCCATTCGAAGAAGGTGGACCGTATCGCTACGGCTATAAGCAAACTTATGCTTGCTATTTCCGTATTTGTTGCTTCTTTGGCTCTTCTTAGTATATTTAAGGTAGATGCCAAGTCCTTGATCGTTGAGATGCTAGGACTTGTCGCCATAATTGGTGCTGTGTCGCTAGCACTTGGCCTTTTAGCAAACCTTACCGATGCTGACAAAGCCTATAAAATGGCGGAGTCGCTGTCAAAGGTGTTCACTGGATTAAGTGAGGCTCTTGCTGTAGCGGCGATTGTCGGAAAATTTACCTCTCTAGGAGATATTACAGAGGGCGTTGTTGGATTTGCCGAATTACTTGGCGTATTCGGAGTGCTCACAGCAGCCTTTGGATATTTAGCAGAGGAGTATCCTGCTATAGAAGACTACATTAACAAAGGCGCTCCGCTTCTTGAAAAAGTTGGTGAAGTCACCGGCAACGTAGTCTCTTCTATCATCAACGGTATTGGCGAGGGTATGTTTGGAGACAAATCTCCTATCCAGATGCTTGCCGATGATATTAAGTACATTGCTGAAACTTTCTCTTCTGATGAGTTCAAAGGGAACATGGAGAAAATCAGCAAGGTGTTCGAAGAAGCACCTTTGTCAGGACTCAACAATTTAAGCCTTCTTGGCACAGGAGTTTTCTTCACTGCAGGTGGTTTGCTTGATGGGATCGCAAGTATAGTCTCCGAGCTTGAAACTGGAAAAACGACTATCCAGCAATTCGTTGATGATATTGCGTATATAGGATCGACGCTTGGATCTGACACGTTTAAGGAAAACCTTAATAAGATCGGGCATATCTTTGAAGGCTCTCCTTTGGTCGGAATAAACCTGACGGCTCTTCTTGGCACAGGGACTTTGTTTAATCTTGCTGGATTTTTGGGCAGCATTGCTAGTTTGCTTCCAGAACTCAATCAAGGAAAAACCGCTGTCGAATCGTTCGTTGACGATATTTCTTATATAGCGGATACGTTTGGAAATAGTAATTTTTCAGATAATATTTACGCAATAGGTCATGTGTTTGATGGAGCACCTTTTGCTGGAATAAACCTTGGTGGGCTTCTTGCTACAGGCACTCTTTACAACATAGTAGGTCTTGCTAAATCGGTAGGCGATTTTGCCACAAAGATTTCTGGAGAAGATAAAACCGCAGTAGAGTCGGTTTGCGACGACATTAAGTACATTGCCGAGGCGTTTGGTAACACTGATTTTGCTGGCAATATGGAAGCAATTAGCCATGTGTTTGATAATGCTCCTAAGGCAGGATTGAATCTTGGTTGGGGACTTACTGTTGCTAGCTTGTATGGTATTACCGGTTTTGTTGGGAGTATCGGAGATATAGCGTCCAAACTCATAAACGGTCAAGGAAACGTTGAAAAAGTTGTTAACGACATAAATCTTATAGCTACTACAATGGGGTCTGAGTCTTTCAACACAGCGATGGAAAACATTTCAACGATCGATACGAAGGCCGTTGAGATGATAAACTCTCTTAACAAAGCTGTTGGTGCGGCTAGCGACACGGGATTAAGCAACTCATGGAATGATTTTCTTCAGAGAGTCATAGGCCCGGACACAATTAAAAACGAAGAGACCGGTGAGGAAGAAGTTCTTACGTCTATTGCCAAATTTGCTGAAGATGCTTCAAAGATGGCTGACGCACTCAATACATGGAAAACAAAAACCGAGGAGCTTGGCGACTATAAATTTGACACTAGTGTCATATCAGATCTAGCTTCTGCTCTTGAAGAAGTTACAAACACCGGCGGCCTTCTTGGAATTATTAGGAGCTTTATAGAAGGAGAAAAAGACTACGACGCGTTCAAAGAAAGCGCTGGCAAGCTTGGCGATGCAGCGGCGGCGTTTGCAAGAGGACTTGGAGAAGAAGCTGACATTGGAAGAATGAATAAGGCAGCAAGGCTTCTTGCAGGAATTTCCAACGTTGTTGAGTCTTTCGCTTCTGCTCAGCTTGCCCAGTTTACTACTGAATTTGCACAAAAATTAACGTCACTAGCTGATATTATCAATGAGTTTGTTGCGATGATAGCTGCTCCCGATCAAGTTGGTGACGTTGGAGCAGGGGCAGAAGGCATCGCGAATGCTATATCGACGCTTAGCGATGTTAAATTCGAAAACATCGAGCTTGCTGATGAAGGACTTGTTGACAGACTCTGTGCCAATATCGATAAGATTATAGCTGCGTTTGATAAGCTTTCGGGAACTGACTTTTCTGGAGCTGATAAACTCAAAGGAGCGTTCGATTCTGTAGGAGATGCTGACGTATCGGGTGCCGACAAAAAGCTTGCTATGATGGAAGAACAAACACAGAGTAGCTTGTCTAATGTCGGTAGCAACGCGACTAGCGGCTTGATAGAAGGAATGAGCGACACGTCCGGCGTTACGGATGCTGCTGGTAATTTAGCATCCGCGGCGCTTGACGCTGTATCAGATACTTCTGGCTTTAGCGAAAAAGGTACTGCCATGGTCACCGCCGTAGTCGATGCAATGCGATCAGCCGCGTCAAGTTCTGGTGTAGCGGACATTATGTCTGGCATGGTTTCCGAAGCGTTAGGAGCGTTGTCAGACGGTTCCTGGCAGGCAAGCGAATACGGCGGATATTTAGCTTCCGGATTTGCAAGTGGTATCGCCCTTAAATCTTACCTTGCGGTTCAAGCTGCTGCGGCAATGGCTAAAGCTGCGGCAGAAGCGATAAAGAATAACCTTCACATTAGTTCCCCTTCGAAAGTAACTTACGAACTTGGTACTTACTTTGGGCAGGGCTTTGGTAATGCTATCGAGGATTATTCCGATACTGCGTACAAACAGGCTTCTGCACTTAGTTCGACAGCTCTTAAGGCGCTCGGTGATAGCTTAAATGTTATCGATGACGTCTTTGCTTCCGAAGACATTTACGAGCCTCTTATCAGGCCTGTACTTGACACTTCGGAAATTCAAAATGGGGCTGGAATGATAGGAGAAATCTTATCGTCTAAAGCTCCTGTAAGACTGTTTGGCGATGTAGGAGAGATTAAATCTACTCTTGATGAAAGGAAGAGAGCCGCGTCACTCGAAGATGTGGTTTCGGCTCTTGGACTGGTCGAAAGATCCGCTTCCAACATTCGTGGCGGAGATACTTACAATGTAAATGGCGTGACATATGATGATGGCAGCAACATTTCCGATGCTGTTAGAGTTCTTATTCACGCTGCAACTGTTGAAAGGAGGCGGTGAGTTCCATGGCGGTAAAGTCAATAACAACTGTAAAAAACGTTAAACTTGGAATCCAAAGTGGAACCACCAACACTGTATATGCTACTTGGGACTGGTCGGCGGGTTCTTCCTATACCAAGCATTTCGACCACTACGAAATAATCTGGATGTATAAGGTTGCCGGGGTCTGGTACTACCAGTCTCCGACTTCCAACTCCGGAGTAAGCAATAAAAGTTCAACGTTTTCCCCGCAGGCTAATGCGGATACTGTAAAAATTAAGATTAAGCCAGTCGCTGAAACGCACTCGGTCACAAAAAAGACCGGCGAAAAAGATTCGAAGGGCAAGGAGAAAACAAAGTCTGTTACAGAGGCTTATTGGAAAGCGTCGTATAAGACGGCTTCGCTGAAGCTTCCTACTTCCCTTCGAATCGATACGCCATCAGCTCCTGAAGTTACGCTCGACAGCTCAACAGGCCTTAAGATGGCGGTTACTTACAAAAACACTAACGTCGCTAAGCCTACCAGAATTCAGTTTCAGGTTGTTAAGAATGATACAAGTCAGGCGGCTATGTTCTTAGCACCTATCGACGCCGCGTTCAACTATGCATCCTATACTATGGGAACGGTAGAACCGGGTGTTAACTACAAGGTCAGATGTAGGGCCGTCGTTGGGACAATAGTAACAACAAGTCAGGGGACTGGTAAGTACGAGACCGTTTTGGTTGACGTGACTAGGACGGTGACTACTTATGAGGAACAAGTTGACATACAGACTATATATTCACATAACAAGCCGTATGCCGTGGCAACAAAAGAGCTCGTCCCAGTTAATAAACAAGTTGCTACCGGAGTTAAAAAATACGTAACCCGTGAGATAACCACTAAGCGCGAAACATTTAAGCCTACCTATTATTCTGAGTGGTCTGAATTTTCTTCTTCGGTTGGAACGTATCCGAAACAGGTTGGCAACGTCGTAGCCCAGTCACGAACTTCATCTTCGGTTCTTGTAGCCTGGGACGAAGCTGCTGGAGCGAAAGGGTATGAAGTTCAGTGGGTCAAAGACAACCCCGACTACTTTAGAACGGCTCCATCCGAAATTAACAAAAGCGAAGCAGATCTTGAGAACCCGACGTGTTCAAGAGAACTGATGAATTTCGATAACGTTGGCGGACCCACGTATTACTTCAGGGTAAGGGGCGTAAACGATGAAGGAAACGGCGAATGGTCTGAGATAGTATCGTGCCGTCTTGCGACAATACCAGATGCGCCGACAACATGGTCTTACATCACGACGGCAGTTATTGGAGACAGCGTGGATCTTAACTGGGTTCACAACAGCGAAGATAACTCTGCTCAGGAAAAGGCGCAGATCTTACTTACTGTAAACGGGACCAACAAGCCCGTCATAACAATAAACGGAGAAACGTGCACGTATTTGCTTGATACGTCAACTGGATATTCTGACGGTGACGTTATCGAGTGGAAGGTTAGAACCAAGGGTATACCAAGTTCTCCAGATGGAGGCTACGGTCCTTGGTCTACTTCAAGAAGAATTACTGTATACGCCCCGCCGAGTGTTGAAATTTCTATTCGAGGAGGGTATCAGTGGCTTTGGGACCCGTTTAACTTCAATACGGACACCATATACACAGCAGAAAGCGCCGCAACAGAAGACATCGACGATGTTGAAAGTTTCCCGTTTGATATTGTGGCTACTGCGTATCCCGCATCACAGTCAGCGATCTCGATGACCATAAGCATCATAACAAACGACACGTATGACACTCTTGATCCTGCAGGAAACACTGTTAAGGTAATGTCTGGTGAGAGCGTTTACAGCGAATATTTCTCTCCGGAAACAAATTCGCTTACGAAGCGCATGACGCCGGGTGACATCGACCTTGAGGACGGAGTTAGTTACACGCTGCATGTTACGGTATCCATGAATACTGGCCTTAGTGCATCAGCTGAACTTGATTTTAATGTGTTCTGGGAAGACCCTGCGTATGAGCCTAACGCGATGATCACGATTGATGAGACTGATTTGTCGTGTATGATAAGACCTTTCTGCATTAACGACGAAGGTGAAGAGGAACTTAACGCAATTCTTTCGGTTTACAGGCGGGAGTATGACGGGACGTTTAAACTAATCTCGGGAGGACTTGAAGCTTCTGATCAGACAACTGTAACTGATCCGCACCCGTCTCTTGACTATGCAAGGTATCGCATCGTTGCTCAGTCGAAGACAACGGGCGGATTATCTTATCAGGACCTTGAAGGGGTGCCTATTGGATATTCAGCCGTTGTGATCACTTGGGATGAGATCTGGAGAAACTTCAACAACCTTGATGACGATGGAGAGGAAATCATTGACATGCAAGACGGCGGTGTTAGCGGTTCGATGCTAACGCTTCCTTATAATATAGATGTAAACGCTGATTACGCTCCGTCAGTCGAACTTGTGGAGTACATAGGAAGAGAACACCCGGTTAGCTACTATGGAACTCAGAAAGGCGAGACGGCTAAATGGAGCGTCGAGGTCCCTAAAGACGATGTCGAAACCATTTATCAGATAAGAAGACTTGCGGTGTACGCGGGCGATGTGTACGTTCGTGAGCCTTCTGGGACAGGGTACTGGGCTCAGGTTAAGGTTTCGTACCAGATTAACCATAATAAGCCGATTGTTCCTGTAACATTTAACATTACGAGAGTTGAAGGAGGGGTCTAATATGCCGGACTGGACCAGGTCTATGCGACAGACCTACGAATTCACGACAGTCGATCCTAATACGTGGCTTGATAAGAAATTGATCAAAGACGTAGAAGGCTGTACGATCACGAGAGACGCAGAGGCTGAGACGCTGGGAAGCGCGACGCTAACGTGTGCTGAGGATCAAACAGATGAATACGTCAGATCTTATCTTGTCACGGAGCAGGATGGAATTCACGAGCGATTTGTGCTTGGGACGCATCTGTATCAAACTCCTGGTAGCAAGTATTCGGCTACAAGGAAAACTGCTGACCAGGACGGATACACTTGCCTTCTTGAACTAAAGGAGAAAATGCCTCCTCTTGGATATTCAATTCAGGAGGGGGCAAACATTCTAAACATAGCAGGGCAGATTATAAGAGAGCAGCTTCGAACCCCTATTGCAGCGGGCAGTAGTGACGACAAGTTGCTCTCTGCTTTCGTATCTGATACGGAGGATACATGGCTTACTTTTCTAACAGACCTTATTTCAAACGCGGATTACGAGTTCGGATTGGACGAAAGTGGAAGAGCGCTCTTTGCCAAAAGGCAATCTCTAGCCGCCCTTCGCCCTGTTTGGATATATACGGACGATAACTCTTCGATTTTATACCCGTCACTTGAGATTAAGAGGGACCTGTATGGCATACCAAATGTTGTCGAGGTTGTTTATTCTCCGTCAGACGATACTGCGCCAATGTTTGCAAGGGCTGTTAACGACGATCCTGCAAGTCCGGTGTCTACGGTAAATCGTGGAAGAGAAGTAACGTACCGGGAAACGAATCCTGATGTTACAGAAGGAATTAGTCAGGCTCAGCTTGAAGGGTACGCTAAAAAGCTTCTTCGCGATATGTCGTCTTTAGAGTACCAGATCACGTATCGTCATGGATATTGTCCGGTAAACGTAGGCGACTGCGTATTGCTTAACTACGAGCTTGCGGGACTTAAGAACGTTGCTGCTAAAGTCACAAGACAGGTCATCAAGTGTACAAACGGATGTCCTGTCGATGAGACGGCGGTATTCACGAAACAGTTATGGGGGAGTGTACTTTCATGAATTTACCAGAAGATTTAATCAAAGAATTTGGAGCTCTCCTTGGATCAACAGAAAAGACAAGAACCGATAAAAACGTATACGGCGCCGTTACGAGAAAAAGCAGCAGCGCTATGTATGTCCAGCTCGATGGTTCAGATCTTGAGACACCTGTAGCGTACACTACCGATGCTGAAGTTGGAGACAGGGTTCTTGTGATGATTAAGGACCATAAGGCTACTATTACGGGAAACGTAAGTTCTCCGGTTAATGCTAGGGCTAACGATAAGTTTTTGAAGTTCTCCTCAGAAGGTCTTAGGATCGGCGTGCTTGATAGTAACGGCAATCCTACTGGATATTCAATTCTCATCGATGGATCAACATACTACATAAAAGATAAAAACAACGTTACTGTGGCTCAGCTTGGAGCGAATATTGTGTCTCTTCTTATGGGGCAGGGTACCATGAAAGTTATCGACGGGGTGTTGTATCTTATGGGCACTAAAGCGGCTGGCTTTAGATCAGCACATGACGGCACCAGTTACAGAGCCGAAGTTGTAACTAAATGTGACAACGACGACTATACTGATTGGGGAACCAACACCAACCCAGCGGTCGCACTTCAGGTGGTTCATCCGGATTCGTCTGTTGCCAGCCATTCTGTAGTAGTGTCCTCTACCGGAGTATACATCGACGGAATCAAACAGGCTAATCTCGGCAAGGTGTATGAGAAAACTGTGATGCTGACAAACGAGACAACTAGAACTGCATTCCAAGGTGGAGAGATTGGTGCCAAGGTACTTACGACAACACTTCCAGCTCCACCGTCAGGTTATCGATACTATGGTATATCTAGTATTCTGTTTGATCTCGGGCACATGGATACTACAGTATCTCCCAATCCTATATGGAATAACAATTATTATCATCCGCACAATTATTTGTATTGTGTCAGAAATGCGGGGATTGACCCAGCAACAAGAAAACTGCACGTTTCTGTGATAAACGAAAGCCACACGCCTGCCAGTCCGAAATTCTATGAATTTGCGAGAATCAAAGTAACCTGTTTTGCACTTCCTGTCGCTGAGACGGTTGCTGGCGGAACTATCACGATTGACTTCTAAAGAAAGGAGGGATTATATGGCAGATATTTCTGGTGAAATTGCGGCTATAGAAAATGCTGTGTATGGAGAAGAAGTCAGAGGGGCTATCAAAGATGCTCTAATTAAGATGAACCAAGTGCTGGAGGTCATCACTCCAGTTGATTATAGTACATCTGCAAAAACAAGTCTTACTATAAACGGTTTGACAATAACTTTCCAAAAAATAGCCGATCTCCTTGTACAGGTTCATTGTAGCGGGGAGATAACATCTTTGGCTGCAGGTGCGACAAGCGCGGGAACTATACCAGAAGCTTATCGCCCAAAGTTCAGAACATTCTACGAAGAATTGATATCCTCAAGAAACGCTTCAGGAACTGGTGGAATTATTCAGTTGTCTGTTTCCACCAACGGGACTGTCGAGCTTTACAATTATGGAACTGCGGTGTCGTCTTCTATGTGGGCTAGATGCTCTGGAATATACCCATTAGTTCCGTAAGAACGTAACCGTTGTGCGGTGGTGGAATAGGTAAACACGATACGCCCCTTAAACAGTCCAGACATCGACTGATGAAATAGAAAAAATGAAATAGTAGTCGAGGGCAGCGCAGTTTCTGGTGAACAATTGTAAGGTGCAAATCCTTACCCGCACAACTTAATTAAAAGGAGGTGAAACATGGGAAGCAAATTAAAAGTTCAAAAGTATTACCTCAAAAACAATAGATGCTACAAGCAGGCTCAGAAGCGTACTCCTATAGGAATCCAGGTTCACTCGATCGGGTGTGCACAAGGAACCGCCAAATCCGTAGCGGACTACTGGAACCAGGAGAGCGTACAGGCCTGCACAACTTATATTTGTGATGCGGATGTGGGCGGAAACGTGCTGCAGCTCCTTCCCGAAGATTACTACACGTGGTCTGATGCCGGATACGGTAACCGCAATCTTATCACATTTGAGATTTGTGAATCTGACTTCATGAAGTATACATCCGGAGCGTCGTATGATATTCTGGACTTCGACAGGTTCAAAGCTGACATTCTTCGGGGGTATGATACGGCTGTAGCACTGTGTGTTGACATCTGTAAGCGCTATAAGTGGGACCCGATGACCAAGCTTCCTTCCGGGCTTCACCTTATCTCTTCTCATGACGAGGGCAGGATCGCAGGTCTTTCAAGCGCTCATGTTGACCCGACTCACATTTGGAACAGGTTCGGTCTTTCGATGGACACGTTCAGAAAAGCCGTTAAAGCGGGTCTTGATATGGGTATCGATGTAGTATCTCCTGAGAAGGACGTTAAGTATTACAGGGTTCGTAAGACCTGGGAAGACGCTTCCTCTCAGATCGGGGCGTTTGAAGAGATCCAGAATGCTAAGGACGCCTGCGCTTATGGATATTCGGTATTCGATCACGAAGGCAACCGGCTCTGGACGAATACAGTCAAGCCTTCCGGAACGCAAGCCACAGAGTTTGCTGAGCTTTCCGAGTCTGCGGCTGCTAAGAAGATCCTCGAAATTGTGTTTGACACGGATAGATCGGGTATCTTGCCGTCCGTAACTTCAGCTCAGATGATTCTTGAGAGCGGATACGTTAAGACGGCTCTTGCAAAGACAGCTAATAACTGCTTCGGAATGAAGGCTGATCTGTCCGGTAATACGTGGAAGAGCGTGTGGGATGGAAAGAGCGTTGTTACGGTAGCTACCTGGGAACATGTGAACGGGAAAGATATTACCATTGATGCTGAGTTTAGGAAGTATCCGGACATCGAGTCTTCGATTAAGGATCACGCGGCGTACCTTCTTGGTGCTATGAACGGTAAGAAGAAACGTTACGCAGGTCTTACCGAAGCTGCCGATTACAAGGCCGCTATCACCATCATTAAGAACGGTGGGTATGCAACCGACCCGAATTATATTTCGAAGATCTGCTCCATCATCGAGCGCTTTGGTCTTAACAAGTATGACAATGTGAAGGCTAAAGACGTCGAGAAGAAGACGGAGGAGATCGTGTTCAGGGTTCAGCTTGGTCTTTACGATAAGAAAGCAAACGCTAAGGACAGGGCTACAACCGTTAAGAACAAAACAGGATTTGAGACCGGCGTTGAAAAGCTTAATGGCAAGTACCAGGCAATCTGCGGATCGTTTAATACGAAAGGTAATGCTACTAAGAGGGTTAAAGCTCTTAAGAAGCAGTCAATCGAATCTGTTATATACAAAGCTACAATCGAATCCTAAATTTTCCCCGGGTGGAATTTTTAGAAAAACTTTAAGAAAGGGATCAAAAATGAAAACAGTTATATTTATTGCCGTGTTTGTCGGGGCGTTTATTATAGGCCTGATTATAGGGTACTTAATCGGAAAAGAAAAAGACCCTACGATCGGCGATATGGTCTTTAACTTAAACGACGCATCGAAGGAAACTATGGAAATTCACATCAAAGAGTTTCCTTACGTGATAAGCCCAGACGCTAAAGGCGCTAAGGTAAAACTAAACTTTATAGTAAAATGAAGATGGAGCCTCGCGAGAAAATGTGGGGCTCTTATTTTTTGCCTCCATACGCATAAATTTTCAATACTATAGTAGAAAGGAGGTTGACCTGGTGGCAGGCATTTTAGCACGTCCATTAGCACATCCACTTTCACGTCCAAAGGGTCGCAAATATTTGTGGCCCTCATATCTTTTCGCATAATATTTCGATTCTAATATAAGAAACAAAGACCAGAACTTATAAAGGAGGAAGTTATGACAAGAGAGGATTTTGTTGAATATGTAAAAGGAACTGGATTGGAGTATGACGATAAACCCAAAGGTTTTGGCGACGATTACGATGGAATATATATCTTTGGATATGAGTCAAAATTAAAGAAGGCTCATCCAAGGAAGTATAAGAATTTGTACGTCCCTTACCTTAGAGTGAGTAACTTCAGCGGCGACTGGTACGTAAGAGACAATGGTTGGTGTCATTACGCACCGCCGTGTGTGGTGATGGAACTTGTAGAAAAACTGAAAGGTCGGTAATTTACCGGCTTTTCTTTTTGCCTTAAAACGTCTAGTCGATCAAATGTTCGATTGTTTCGCATATATTTTCGATCGTATAGTGAAAATGTTAATCGCAAAGAAAGGAGAAACGATATGACAGATCATGCTACTGTGATATTGTACGATCACATTACGAGCAGCTACACTAAGCACAGGTATAAAACTCTGAAAAAAGCTGTCAGGCGATTGGAAAATTTTGCGCTAAACGATTGTCCATACTATACGGATATATCGGTTCGGCAATACAAACAGATCCTTGGGCTTTTTTTTTTCGCAAATAATTTGAGCTGTATAGTGAAACGATTATATTTGTAAATTTAAGGAGGATAAAGAAATGACAAAAGAAGAGAAACTTGAGAACATTAGCAAGGTCGAGAAAAAGCTTGAAAAACTTGAAAAGAAAGGCTATAAACTTCTTGCACAGCTTCAGTGTGCATCGGAGTATAATGGCCTTGCTCAGGAATATGCTGAAAGAGCTTTCTCGAACTTTGCAAAGTGGGTTCGATCCGAAACATCTTCAAAAAGAGACTTTGTACACAAATTCGACAAATAATCGATCAAACGTCACGCTCAGGCAGAAATGTTTGGGTGTGATTGTTTTTGCTATAATTGGTTCGTTCCTTGGATAATTATGCATTAAGAAAGGAGAAACTTATGGGAACGAACATTAGAACCACGTTGTCTAAAAAGGGGCTTATTATTTGCCAAAGCACAGAAGATTAGAGCTCGTTCACTTCTGCTTGCAGTATCCTGACTGGAAAAAGGAACTTTTGGCGATAAATTATGCCTCTGTATCGCGTTTTCATGAAGTTAAGACGGATAATCTATCAGATCCAACCTCAAAAAACGCAATGAGGGCCGCCTATTTTAGTGAGAAAATGAAAATGGTTGAAAAAGCTGCTATGTTGGCAGATGAGAGCATAGCTAATTATATTCTCGAAGCCGCCACGACCGGAATCTCTTATTTAGCGCTAGCTAGCGATGGCATTCCTTGCTCGAAAGACTACTTCTATGACAAGTACAGGAAGTTCTTCTTTTGCTTAAGCGAACTTCGCAAATAATTTCATTTCTATAATGAGATGAAGAAAAGCAATAAGAAAGGAGAACTATTATGAAACTTATGATATGGCTTATCGCAACGTACATCGAAGGTTGCTTATACATAGCTAAATTTGCAGAGCTGTGTGTAGATTTCCTTGTGTTTGTAATAAGTGGAATAAGCGGTATGTTAGCAAGAAGAAGTAATGCAATCTAAAAACTAGACTTTATCTCCCCTATAAAGAAAGGGCTGAGGCGAATAGCTTTGGCTCTTTCTTTTTTTTTTGTCCGCAAGAAATTTGGCTGCTTTAATGGAACGTTGTATTTGAATAACGAAAGGAGAATTTTATGGAAACTGAATGCAAAAACGAATGGGCTGAAAGACTGATCAAAAGCAGCGAAGCTCTTGATAAGGCGTATGACAGCTTGGACGTAAACGAGGAGGACTACTATGATAATCTGAAAACGGTTAGTGCGTTTCACGAACGTGTTGCAACTGATTTCAATAACTATGTGACTATCAATAATGAGAAAGAAAAGCTCGCAGTCGAAGAGAAGAAAGGCGATGACGAGAAAAAGATCTCTATTATAGGTCACGTGCTTAGCGCGATCAGTATTGTAGCAGGAGTAGTGACATTCCTGGCCGATGAGAAGGGACGTGACCGGCGTTTCGACATGGCACATACGTTTGAAGAGACTAACGCTTATCTTAAGTCATCTGACAAGTTGGCTGTTCGTGAAGGCTTAGAAGAACCAAGAAGAAATTTCTTTAACCTGTTCAAAAGATGATTCCACAGAAGAGTCACAGGCAGAAATGTTTGTGGCTCTTTTGTTTTCGCAAGAATTTATGTGGCTATAGTGAAACACTGTTATATTTTAAATTCTAAAAGGAGGAGCAAATATGAAGAAAATCGAAACCGAACGAGAGTTTCTGGAGCGAACTATCGGGTACTTAACTGACGATCATATTCCAGATTACAAAAAGCACGGCTACCGGGAAGCGATTAAAACTGTCATTTTTGGCATTATAACCGCCATCGGATTCGCCGGCGTTAAAAGTAGCTGGCGTAACATCGGTCGGTACGAAGGGGACATTGCCGTAACAGAAAACGAAATTAAAATGATGAAGTCGCGTATTGACTTCCTTAAGGAACAGGAAAATAAAGAGTAATTCAAAAGGGGAGCATCAGACAAAATTGTTTGGTGCTCCTCATGTTTTTAAGAAAGGAGACTACATGAGCGAATTTAATCATCCGATTCTGTTTTGTATCTGTGCGGCAATCACAACCGTGTACCTTATTCTTGAGCCTCTCTCCTGGATATTTGCGGTCGATCCGTTGATTGATAGCGCCCACTTTTTGGCCGTTGCTACGATCGCAAGTCTTCTTATCTTCGTTATCGCTGAGGATAAGCTAAAGCGCAAGAAAGTTTAACCCTATAGTGAAAAGCTAAAACTTATATTTTCAAAAGGAGGAACAAATATGAAAAACGAAAAGGCATTTTTAAACGACATTGTGAACCACCTTGAAAAGGATCACAAGCCGTTTTACAAGAAGAAAGAGAACAAGTACACAGCGAAGGGTTGCCTGTGGTGGACTGCAGGTGTACTCTCGCTGGTGGCAGCTGTCTCCAACCTTTGTAAAGCGTCTGAGTGGCACGGTAAGGGTGATACACTCGAATGCGAAGTTGAGATGCTGAAACGTCGAAAGGCAAAAGTTGAAAATAATAAAGAGCAGTAATTCAAACGAGGAGCATTAAGCAGAAATGTTTGGTGCTCCTCATGTTTTTAAGAAAGGATCGAACTATGACAAGAAAAGAATTTATGGAGCTTGCGTTTCCTGAAAACTTAAATGTGGCTCTTAGAATCATTGCTCAATTCGAGGACAAGTCTCTTATTTGCATGAACAACGGCGCGGTCATGACCAGAACGATACTATCCGCTCTTCCTGATAGATCGGCCAAAATTTTACTTGAAAGATATGCCGGTCACAAGACATTTAAAGAAATCGCGGACCAATATGGTGTGACAATCGAACGCATCAGACGGGTTGTACATAAAAGCGAGCGGGCACTTCTTGAACACATCACATCATCGGCAAAAACCTGTTGTCAGGATAATATTAGAGAGACTTCGGTACTGGATTACCTCAAACTGATAACAGACGAGCGGGAAGGCATCTCCATAAGAACTACGAACGCGATAAGAAGAGCGTATAAAAGCGGGCTGTATGCTTCAAAGATAACAATTAACCCATACCTTACTTGCGATCTTAAATCCGACAATAGCGTGCTTCGGTCGGTTCGTTGGTGTGAAACCGTTGGCGACCTTGTTAGACTTGTACGAAGCGGCGAGATCATGAACATCAGAAACTTCGGAGAAAAATCCCGCAAGTATCTGGTGAAAAGATTGCTGGCTGATGGCATCACGAAGGAAGAGCTTGGAATTTGGGAGGACAGTGATGAATAAGGACGATGTCGGCAAACTCATTATATTTTCTGATAAAAATGGCGGCTTGACCAAAGAAGAGTTTGACAAGTATATGGACGAGCTGGTTATGAAAAAGATTGAAACCGAACTTGCAAAAACTCAGCGGGAAAGGCGAATTGACACACTTAGCAAGTCTCGTGAGGAGCACCAGCTTAGATATTCAAAAGAGCGGTATGGAGACGAGTTGCATACGTCGATTGCGTATTTCAACGGGTGGTCTAATATTTCGAGTCTGGTCCGACTAGCTTTTAATGCCAAGAATGTGGCAAGGATCGAAGACAAGGAAAAAGCCAACGCTATGGCTAAAGAATTGTCGGATATTTTCTTCAAATATGCAAGATTTGAGTAAGAAAGGAGGATGACGAATGACTAAAGAAGGGTTCACCGTAAAAGAAACTGCTGAGTATTTTGGCGTGAGCGACAAAGCTGTATATGCCTGGATCAAAAACGGGAAAATTGAAGCTATAAGAAAATCTCCTCGATTGGTCATCATACCTCCGAGTGCTATTGAGCGGTTCGAAAGCGCTGGCGGGGTGAAAAAACACCATAAAAAGATAGAGTATGAGACACCGTTTGTGGCAAGTCTTAATGCAGCTCAGCGTGGATATCTTGCTGATTTCATGACAGGCCTTTTCTATCTTATGGAGAGCGCCACACCGGAGCAGGAAAGCTATATTAAGAAGCTTATCCTTGAGATCGTCGATCCCAAATACCGCGAAAAGATTAAGGAGGCTGTTGAGATATGAACGCCTTTGATGAATTTATGGATCAATACAAAATATACGGAAACGGCACAGAACTTGTGCCGATA